TTGGCATCCGCGAGATTGGCACCCGCGAGATAGGCACGCGCGAGATTGGCATCCGCGAGATTGGCACCCGCCTTAAATGCCCATCGGACTGCCAAGCCAAGCTTGATGGATGTCGGGGCATCGTCCGCGCATTCTATGGTTGCGGTGAACTGGACCGCTCCGGTGAACCTGTTGCGGACATCGAACTTGATGGCGGTCATCTGGCGTTGTCTCCTTGGATGATTGGAGACTAAACCAGACCGAAAATTCAGTCAAGCTAAATAATCAGTCCCGATGAAAATAAATTTGGGCAACAAAAAACCCCGCCGAAACGGGGTCGGGCCGAGCACCGGGGCGCCCTAGCGCGAGAAATAGATCATCATGAATACGACAGCGCAGCCACCCAATACCATCCCGATATGGCGAATTTCGCGCTCGGCCTTCTCGGCCAGCCCCCGAATGACCAAAAGTTGCGTTTCTATGGCTTCCAGCCGGTCGGCATGATCCTGGTAGTCGTCGTCTGACATTAGTCGCTTTCCTTGATCCCCCGGGCGAAGTCGGCCACCCGTTGCCTCTGGGGGGCCTTCAGGCCGTTCCAGATCGTCCAAAAGTCGCTGGACTTGCCCGGGCGGGGGTCAACCCCGAAAAGCTCGCCTATGGTCACGCCAAGGGCATCGGCCAGTTTTGGCAGGCTATCCCTAGACCACCCGATTTCCCCGTTTTCGATCCCCGATATGGTTCCATCGGACAGGCCGGATTCCTCGGCCAGCTTGGCGACCGTCCATGCCCGGGCAAGGCGGTGCTGCCTGATCCTTATGCCTCCGGTTCCGAGCTGGTCGGGGTTCTCAACGTCCCGCGCCCCGGGCCTGGTCTTGTAGGGGCCGCGCGGCCCGGTTTTCCTGCCCTTTTTAGCCATGCTGAATTTTCGCAAGATTCGGTCCTCGCTTCCACGCCGCGAGGCTGAACTTTCGCTTGCATTGAAAATTCAGCCATGCTAATTGTTCGGGTGCATGACGCACCCGCTAGAGCAATGGCTGAGAAACGAACGGCTCGCAGGACACCGGGCAACCCGGCGGAAGCTAGCCAAGGAAGTCGGCTGTTCTCCTTCGCGGATTACGCAGATCGCATACGGCGACACACCGTCTCTCGCACTGGCCGCCAAGCTCAGCGAGAAAACGGGAATCCCAATCAATGATTTTGTGAGGGCCGACTAATGCTCGGTTCGCTCGCCCCGCAATGGCCCAAGGATTTTCACAAAGGCCGTGCGCGTCGCCAAGTATTCGACGGGCCATACGGCTGTGTAAACCGGCTCCAGGTATTGCCCGCGCACGACGCAGGCGTACAGCCGAACGCAAGACGTCCCGACCCGCTCCACCTTTCCGATATGCGTCACGAAGAAATCTTGGACGGGCATTTCGAGCATTTGCAATTCCGGCATTCCGAAACCTCCCCATTTTTTTTGATGGGGAATAAGTTGCGCTCCGCAGCAGAGTTCCACAACGGAAAATTGCACGTAGCCAGCTTGCATGGTTACGGAATCGCAAAGACATCGCCGCGCATTTTCCAGATCGGGGTGCGCGCATGACGATCCTCTTGATCATCGGCGGCATCTGCTTCTTTAGCATGGCCATCATTCTGTATCTGGCCCACATCGCGCCGGAAATGGATTTCGATGACGACGAGTAATTCCAATTCGGCGGTTATTCAGTCTCCCCGCCGGATACGGCAGGCCGGGCGGGGTTGCCAGCTCCGTCCGGCCGATCCTTTCCCGTGTGGCCATCCCTCCCGGCCGCGCCAACTCGCGAGCGCCAATGCTCGCGCTTTTATTCATGAGGCGAGCATGAGCGACAATCTTGGGTTCGTTCCGTTCAGCAAGATCGCGCGGCTTTCGCGCGAAATCATTGTCACTGAAAAGATCGACGGGACGAACGCGCAAATCCTCATTGGGAATCCTGGCCTCATCCCGGATGAGGGGGGGCAAGCCATCGCTCAGATCGAGACTGAGCATGGGCCGGTTTCTGTTTTCGCCGGCTCGCGTTCCCGTTGGCTCCAACCCACCAAGGGCGCCGATAACTTCGGATTCGCGGCTTGGGTTCGCGACAATCTGGAAGAACTCGCGAAGCTTGGGCCGGGCCGACACTACGGCGAATGGTGGGGTCTCGGGATTCAATCCGGTTATGCCCAGACGCGCAAGCGGTTCTCGCTTTTCAATGTTGAGCGGTGGGCAGATGAGCGCCCGGCATGTTGCGATGTTGTCCCGCTGATGTATCGAGGCGAGTTTGACATTAACGAGATTGATGGCTGTCTTGCTCGCCTCGCGGAACACGGGTCGCTTGCGGCTCCAGGCTTCATGAAGCCTGAGGGCGTTATCGTTTTCCACACCGCCTCCCGGCAACTTTTCAAGAAAACCATCCACAAGGATTCCGAGCCCAAGTCGGCTGCGGCTTAATTCAGGGAGGCGAGCATGAGAACGGTTGTCGCGATTGCTGTTTTTCTGAACTTCGTCGCCGCCGCGCTCAATGGCTACGGCGTGATGTTCCTCGAATGGGGGACGACGAACGCGTTTCTCGGCGGTGCCGCACTCTCTGCGGGCGCTTTCACATTGATCGATTTGGCTCGCGACTAAACGCAAGTTGCTGCTTCCGGCGTTCGAGCGCCGGACCAGCGGAGTAGCAAGAGTCTCAGGAAGTAGCCTCAGCATGGGATCAATCAACCATGCGAGGTTTCCATGAAGTCGGAAAAGGTTTCCAAAGTGCGTGAACTGGTAATGGCAGTGGCGGGACCGAAGACAGTCAACGATACGCGGGAGACGTGGTTGCGTCGTGCCGCGCGGCTGGCTGGCACGTCCTATCGTCAGGCCAAGGCGCTTTTCTACTGCGAGATTGAAGACCCTCACCACCCAACGGTCACGAAATTCAAGGAAGCGGCTGGCAAACATGAAGCCCGACTTATGGCTGAACAATTCGAGCGCATGGCTGTCTCGCTCAACCAGAGGGATTCGGATTTCCATTGCCAGGACATCGCTGCGCTTCTCAGCGCGGCTCGCGCGCTTCGCGGTCTGGATCGCGCCAGAGATAACCGAGACGACTAACGGCGGCTGAGGGGCCGCAAGCACGAGGGGCAGCAATGAACTTCCATTCGTCCAGAGACGACATGGTTCGCGCCGCGCGGGCGGTAGCCAAGTCGCAAAGAGAAATGGCTGCGCTGATCGGCATTAGCCACGGCCGGGCTGTCAATTACTGGATCAACAAGCTCGGGTTGCCAAAGTTCGGGCGATACCGCCACCACTCCCCGGAGACTATCGAGAAAATCAAGTCGTTATTTGCGGGCGGGACCTCGATTGGCCGGATTTCAACCGAGATGGGGCTCACGCGCAATCAGGTGGCGGGGGTTCTGGACCGCGCCAATATGTTCACGCACCGGGAACGCGGGAAAAAGAAAGAGAAGATCAGGGTTAGAACGCGGCCTTTTATCGTGCCGGGGCCGAAGCAATTCCACGCTGTAAAATTCAAACAGCGATCCGCGCCCGTCGAGCCGTTGCATATCCCGTTTCTGGAATTGGAACGGGATCATTGCCGCCAGCCTTACGGCGACGACCCAAGCACCATGACGTTCTGCGGTCATCCCAAGACTGTCGGCTCCTATTGCGCGCAACACGCCGCGATCAATTATATGCCGCCGCAAGCCCGCAATCGCAATGCGAGGCCGCGATGAGGGCTGACCCGTTACTGGAGCGATTGATCCGGCACCATCGGCCGGCGCCTCAATGGCGATACGAACCGAAGTCCTTCAATCGGCGGATCACCGGGATGCTCGGGTTCGAGCCGTGGGAGAACGGGATCATCTACGACCCGTCGCCGCAGGAGATCATCGCGGCGGTGACGGATTATTATCAACTTCCCAGCGGCCATCTGGTTTCGCGCGTTCGAACAAAACTCGTCAGCCGGGCGCGCATCGTTGCGCTGTATCTATGCCGACGATTGACCAGCCTACAAAACACCGAGATTGCCGCTGCGTTCAACCGCGAGCGGACTTCGGTCTGGTACGCCTATCAGACAATCACAGAGATGAAACAAACCGACGCCGCGTTGGGCCGCGACATCTGGAATCTTCAAAGCATGTTTGGGAGGCTGAACTGATGGAGATTCACCGCTGCCCTTGCTGCGGGTCGGACGTGTCGAATCGCGACCGCCCCTATGTGTCGCTTGAGACAAATCGGATGATGGCGGGGGCTGAGATAATTCAACTCTCCCCAACGCAGGCTGAAATTATCTATTCGCTTGCGGAGGCAATGCCGCTTCCCCTCGCGCATGAGAGGCTATTCGCAAAACTTTGGGGCCAAAATCCCATCGGCAATCCCGAAGTAACGCTGCGGGTGATCGTCACCAAATTGCGAAAGAAGATCAAGCCAGCCGGCATGAATATCAAATCGGTGTGGGGCGTTGGATATGCTCTGGAATATGGGGGCGCATAGTGGTTGTCCTTGATCTGCCGTTTCCGCCGTCTGCAAACAGGCTGACCCGTCACACGGCGAGGGGCGGGAAACTCGGTAGCTATCCCGATCCAGATTACGAGGCGTGGAAAGACGAGGCCGGCAAAGAATACTTGCGTCAAAAGAAATTCGCAGGCGAGCCGATCAAGGGTTTCTTCAGCTATCACATATCGCTCGACAAAACCCGATGGCCGAAAGCCTCGGACGGGGACAACCGGGGCAAGGCTGTTCTGGATTTCCTTCAGTCGGTCGGCCTCATCGAAAACGACAAATACGCAGTAGCGGGGAGCTGGTCATGGGGGCCTGTGAACGGGTGCCTTGTCCAGATTCATCCGGTGACAAACACAGAATTAGAACGGGGACGTTCCGCTACGTCGAATGGTCGCAAGTCCAAAGCCTCATTGATAGCGGCTGGATAGTGGGTGTCCCGGCAAGTGAGTGGTCGTGCGTAATGTGGGCCTGTGAATGCAATCCCGAGGGGGATGTTCATGGAATCCGAGGAACAACTGATCAAGCGGGTAGGAAAGAAGATGTTCGGGGACAATGTGGAGTTCTCCCCTCAGGTCATGGAACTGATTAAGCCGATATTCCGAAGGATGATGAAGGATTTGGGACAATTACCAGATGAACAAGTCGAATCATCCGACTGGTGATCCTGACACGGAGCGAGCTGCATGAACGAATGTCTCGACGCTGCGCTGAGCGAGCTTCGTGCCGCTGGCATCGAACCTGATGTGTCGCCCGGTGGGAAGCATATCCGCATCACATGGGATCATAACGGGGCATCACGCCTGTTTGTCGTACCGCTCACGTCCTCCGACTGGAGGGCGCCGATGAATTGCCGGTCGGACGTGCGCAAAATCCTGAAAGACGATGGCCTGATCGGAAACGAGGTAGCGCCAGTCGAGCGACCGGCAATCGCCCTTCGTGACGGCGGCGCGCGGGTGTCGTCGGTCGATATCGCAAGGCACTTCGGCAAGGCGCACAAGGACGTTCTGCGGGCGGTGGATCGGATATTGGAAGACACGGGCGAGTTTGGAGGGCGCAATTTTACGCCCTCCTCGTATCTCACTGATCAATCTAAGGAATTGCGCGCGTTCGACATCACGAGGGATGGTTTCTCTCTGCTGGTCATGGGCTTTACCGGGTCCGATGCGATGCGCTGGAAGCTTCTCTATATCGAGGCGTTCAACGCAATGGAGGCCGAGATCACCGCGTCGCGCGCGCCGCTTGATCGTCGGCTGACGAAAATGGAGGAAAACCTGGATGCCCTGACATCGCTGTTTTTCGACGATTTGGCGCCGCCACGAATTATCCGCAGCGCGGGCTTCGTCCGCATCAAGCCGTGCATTCGTGAAAAGTGGCTGGCTGGGGGTGCGGCTTAATGGCTCGCATCCGTTCGATCAAACCCGACTTTTTCCGGCACGCCGAGCTCTATGACGCCGAGCGCAAGGCAAAGTTGCCACTACGCATCGCATTCGCTGGCCTATGGACGGCCGCAGACCGCGAAGGGCGGTTTAAGTGGGAGCCGCGCGCCCTCAAGCTCGATTGCCTGCCGTTTGATGACGTGGATTTCTCAAAGGTGCTGGATGCCCTGTGGGAACACGGGTTCATTGTCAAATACGTAGTCGACGGCGTGACCTATGGGTGTGTCCCGTCATGGAAATCGCACCAGTATGTGAATGCACGTGAGACGCCATCCAAAATCCCCGAGCCGTCAGAGGATTGCACGTGCATGCACGTGCATGCACCGGATGGAAGGGAAGGGAAGGGAAGGGAAGGGAAGGGAACGGATATATCGACGCGTGACGCGTCGGTCGATGCGGATTTTGAGAATTTCAAGAAGGAATACCCCAAACGAGGGGCATCAAACCCTTGGCAGCCTGCTTTGCAGCTTTTCAGAAAGGCCGTGAAGGACGGCACTGACCCACCCGCAATCATTTCGGCGGCCGCTTCCTACCGGCACGAATGCGAGAAAAACAACATCGTCAACACCGACAAGGTTGCTCAGGCCCAAACATGGCTGCGGCAGGAGCGTTTCCGGGATTACAAACCAGTCGCGCCAGTTGAGACAATACCGGGGGAGTTTCTTGTGAAACGATTCAGCCAAGATCAAACATGGCGCGCGGAATACGGCCCCGAACCCGGAAAGCCCGGCTGTCGAGCATCACCGGAAGTCCTTGCTAAATACGGCTATGAACCGAGGGCGGCATAATTGCTCAAGAAACGCAAGGTTGAACCAACAGAACCGCTCCATGATCGGAGGTCCATTGACCTTCTCGCGAATGCACGGGTTGCGCTCGCGGTCGTGGATGATCCACTGGAGCCGGGGGCCAAGCTCCAGGTGTTTCGGTCAACCCGCGATGACGTGTTGGCTGAGATGCTTTCGCGCCGGGAAATCGACCAAGCGCAATACGACGCGGGGCGGCTATACGAGAAATTCGCAGAGCAAGCCGAGATCGGGAATGTCCAAGCCATCGATCCCGGCAAGGAGGCCGTGGATGGGGGTAGGGGGTATGAGGGCATCACTGATGCGCAAATAGACGCCGTGCGGCGGCTATCTGAGGCCGCGCGGGTGCTTGGAATGAGGGGCGAGGGGCTGGTTCGATTCGTGCTGATTAGCAGGCGGCCGTTCTCGGCGCTTGGGTTGGACCGCCGGCAGACGGACAGGGCGCGGACCAAGTTTTTCACCTATCTGGAAATCCTGGCGCAGTTTTGGGGCTGCGCAACCCATACCCGGTAGGGGTACTTGACAAGTGTACCACTGATATGGTACATTCTTGCCATAGTGCCGAATTGCGGATTAGACCAGTCCGCTCCAAGTACGGGTAACGACGCGCTGCGTCGTGGCAGGAGACCGGATAGCGGTGCACCGCGAAGCCGGAGAGCGAACTAAGCCCCGAACGCTTTGAGCCGGGGATGCCCGTAGTTCTTTCTTGTAGGGAAAGTGAATCAGAAACCCACCCGCGCTTACGGGCGCGTTTTCTATTTCGGCAAGCGCAAAGACGAACAGCGGAAGCGCGAACTTGCCGGAATGGCGCTTGGTGGGATCGATCCTGAGTTCGACGACATTCTGCAAGCAGAATTAGAAATCAGCGTGCCCGCCGATTGTATCGGTCCCGAACGCTGAGGGGATAACCCGGCTGAATTGACCGGGCCAAGGGCGAATATAGAACGTCTGCCGAGGGCGGGTGAACAAACGGCAGGGCGCATCGCAAGGTGTCCCGTGGATCGCGGGTGCAAAGCCATTCCCGCGCATTCAATGAGATCGGGACAAGATCACTGCGGCGTCGCAAGACGGCCTTCGGGTATGACCGCAAATCCCTCGGTTCTCGGTCAAGTTTTCAGGACCGTTTCAAATCGGCTTTGCTGACAAAACCGGGCGGAGATGCATCGAACCTCGGACACAAACGGGCGAGGCCACTAATTCAGGCAGCAACCATGTGGCTTTTATATTCATGACCAGACAAGAAATACAGGAGCGTCACGACCGCGTTATGGCCCGCATCAAAAGAAACGGGTTCCCGAAGCGTCCGATAAGCGCGGCCGACAGAAAGCGGTTTGACGAACTAAAGGCGGCCAAGGACAGCAACCATGTGGCTTTTACTGGCGATCTACACGGCCATAAGCCCGGCTAGTTTCAACGAAAGACACGGGCAATGGTGCCAGATGACGCAGGAGCGGCAGGAAATAGCGAACCGCCTGGCTGGCGTCACCGCCGGCAGATGAGGCAATGGGTGCGAGCCCTGACCGACAAGACCAAGGCAGTTGGCGCGTTCGACCGCGATCTGCACAAGACAGTCAACGAGATAAACAACGGGCCGGGCCTCGTGGAGAAAATCGTTCACGACCCGCTTCCTGTATTCACGGAACCAGCGATGACCAACAGAACCGGATTCGGCGGCTTTGCCGGAATGATCCGCCAGCAACTCGACAGCCTCAAGCAGGAGGCATCGAACATTCAGGGCGAGATGGGCAAGGCATTGGCGGAAGGCGAGGAACTGGCACAGGTCGCGCGCAAGACCGTGAACGATGTAAAGGCCGAGATTGCGGAGGCAAAGGCAGCATTCGGGCAACTGACGAATGGCGGGCCTGAATAAAATCGCTTCCAGCCCATGTCTCGATAACCAATGGGCCGCAGAAGCCTTTCACGATTCGCTGGACGATGCGTGTGACTTGCCACTCGATAACATCACCAAAGACGACCGCGCGAAGCTCAAGCAAGCCTATTTGACCATGTGGCTGGAATGCGCTTGGCCGGCGGGCAATTGTTGAGGATGGCAAACAAACTACTTCCGAACGGAATGCACCGTTGCGAGCATTGCGGATTTGTGGTTCGCGGAACCGGATGCCAATCCGACAAAGCCATTCGTTACGAGGCAAAAACCGGGAAGACGGTTTGCCCGAATAGCTAAACATTGCAAAAAGTTAACATGTAGCGAACATGCCGTTTCAACCGGGAAACCAAGAACAGAAAAAGGCTGATCGCAAAAAGCCCCGCGTGGTGGCGCAACAGCTTACGTCTGCACTCAATGAGGCCTATGGCGACGGCAACATTACCAAGCTTCGAGCGGTCATCGATGCGTGGGTTGCCAACGCCATAAAGGGCGACCAGCAGGCGATCAATGCTCTGGCGGATCGCATTGACGGCAAAGTCCCGCAGGCAATCGGTGGCGACGACGAACTCGGCCCGATCAAGAATATTCTAGAGGTTTCGTGGAAGTCAGACGACAGCGGGTCGAGCTAGATTATCGGCCGCGTCTTCAGTTCAAGCCCTTCCACGACAGACAACAGCGTTGGTCATGTTTAGTCGCTCATCGTCGGGCCGGAAAGACGGTTGCGACAGTAAACGACATGATCCGGCGCGCGGTGCGAGATAGCAAGCCGGATGGACGCTATGCCTATATCGCGCCGCTCTACAATCAAGCCAAGGACATCGCCTGGTCCTACCTGAAGCACTATGCGTTTCCGCTTCTGGCTGACAGCCCGAACGAATCGGAATTGCGGGTTGATCTGGTCAACGGATCGCGCATCAGGCTTTACGGCGCTGATAATCCTGATCGGCTGCGCGGCATTTATCTCGATGGCGTGATCCTCGATGAATACGGGGACATGAAGCCGGCGATATGGACGGACGTTATCCGGCCGGCGCTTTCGGATCGCAAGGGGTGGGGCACGTTTATCGGAACGCCGAAGGGCAAGAACGAGTTCTGGACGCTCTGGCAAGACGCACAGAAAAACGGGGACTGGTTCACGCTGATGCTCAAGGCTTCGGAAACGGGGCTGATCGAGCAATCCGAATTGGATGAAGCCCGCAAGCAGATGGGATCGGACCAATTCGAGCAGGAATACGAGTGTTCGTTTGAAGCCGCGATAAAAGGCGCGTTCTACGCCGACGAAATGCGGCGCGCTCAGGATGAAGGCCGCATCGGTCGCGTGGCGATTGATCGTGGCTTACAGGTAGACACTGCCTGGGACTTGGGCGTCTCGGATTCGACCGCGATATGGTTCATTCAGACGCTCGGCAAAGAGCGCCGAATGATTGATTACTACGAGTCGTCCGGCGTTGGCCTCGATCATTACGCGCAAGTGTTGCGTGACCGGGGCTATATCTATCGGGATCACTATTTCCCGCATGACATCGCGGCGAAAGAATTATCGACCGGCAAGTCCCGGCTCGAGACGCTGAAGGCGCTTGGGATCACAGCACAGGTCGGGGAGATGGCGTCTGTTATGGACGGCATCAACGCGGTGCGCCGGATGCTCGATCAATGCTGGTTTGACGCGGAGCGGTGCGAACGCGGGATCGAGGCGCTGAGACAATACCAGCGCGAATACGACGACAAGCTGAAGGACTGGAAGCTTAGGCCGCTGCACAATTGGGCGAGCCACGGCGCCGATGCGCTGCGGACATTCGCAACCGGGTTCACGGACAAGACGGTATTGCTTCCGATCAATCGGGCAAACTTTGGCAGGTCAGGTTCATGGATGGGTGGCTAGTCGGCATGACGGCCCTCGCCCTGTTCGTTCTCCCCGGCATTCTTTTAACGATTGGTGCTTTTACGGATGACTGAGTGCGACGACAAGTTGATCTTGGTGGAGGACCAGCCCTTTGCGCCGCGCGGCTTGGCCGATGAGATTTCAGACAAGATTTGCGATTCCATTGATTATGAAAGTGGGTGTCTTTGGCGTGATCCCAATGAGTTGGCCGCTGAAATCATAGAGATGGTTCGTAAACACGATGGCAGATAAGAAGCGGGCGAGAACCGACGAGGAATCAGAAATCCTCGCCCAGGCCCGCGAAGATTGGGATGCCGCGTGGGAGCGCGAGCAGGACAATATCAAAAACGCCTATGAGGATCTGGAATTTCTCGCGGGCGATGACTATTGCCAATGGCCGTCCGAACAGCGCCGCAAGCGCGAGGAAGAATACAGGCCCGTCCTTCAGATCAACGAGTTGCCGCAATTCGTCCATCAGATTACGGGCGATATTCGGCAAATGCGGCCCTCGATCAAGGTTGTCCCGGTTGATTCCGGCGCCGACGAAAAGATCGCAAGCCTTCGCGGTGGGCTGATCCGCTATATCGAGAACAGGTCCGACGCATCGGCCATCTATTTCCGCGCCGCTGATTCGCAGGTTGCCTGCGGCATCGGGCATTGGAAGGTTATTGCGGAATACGCGGATCGATCCACGTTCAATCAGGAACTACGCATTGCGCCTATCGAGGATGGCGTAGCGGTTTTATGGGACCCCGACGCATCGCTGCCGACCAAGGAAGACGCGCGGTTCTGCTTCGAACCCGTCGACATGAACCGGAAGTCCTTCGAGAAGGACTGGCCGGATATTGTGCCAACTGATTTTGATTCAACCGGATGGGCGCATAATCGGGAGTGGTGTACCGACGATTACGTCCGGGTCTGTGCTTATTGGGTGAAGGAACCGGCCAAGAAGCTGCTTGCGCTGGAACAGGACGGCTCGATTGTTGACATCACCGAAGCCGACGATTCGGTCATCGCGTTTCATGCGGCCCGAGGCGCGCGTATCGAGGAACGCGACAGTTACAACGTCAAGCGTTACCTCATCACCGTATCGAACGTGCTGGAATGGCCCGGCGAATATCCGGGGCGGTTCATCCCGATCGTTCCGGTTGTTGGCGAGGAAACCCGAATCGGCCGCAAGATCATTCGACAGGGCATTATCCGCAATGCCAAGGACGCGCAGCGGATGTCCAACTATTTCCATTCGGCGCATACCGAAACGGTAGCATTGCAGCCCAAGGCGCCGTTTATCGGGACTGAATTGAACTTCGCCAAATACCAGGCGATCTGGGCCGGGGCGAACTCCAATAACGACCCGTATTTGCCCTATGAACCGGACACCAAGAACGGCGGGCAGGCTCCGCAGCGGGTGCAGCCGCCGGTATCGTCGCAAGGCATTCTGGACGGCCTGACAATGGCGCGGCAGGACTTGCGCGCCGTGATCGGGATTTATGACGCCGGATTGGGCGAGAAGTCCAACGAGACCAGCGGCAAGGCCATTATGGCCCGGCAGCGGGAGGGCGACGTTGGGTCGTTTCTCTATATCGACAATTTCAGCCGGGCGGTTCGACAGACCGGCAACATCATCAACGACCTGATCCCGTATTACTACGACACCGAACGAACCATCCGCATCATGGGCGAGGATGGCAAGGTTGACGTGATCGAGATCAACAAGGCCAAGGGCCTCGATCAATCGGGACAGACGATATTCGATCACGACATCACGCAAGGCTCATACGATGTCGTGGCGACGGTAGGCCCGAGCTATACCACGCGGCGAGAGGAAGCCCGCGAGGCGATGATTGAGTTTGTCAGGGCCGCCCCGGATGCGGGTGCGCTGATTATCGATCTGTTGGCCAAGGCTTATGACTTCCCGATGGCCGATGACATCGCCAAGCGGCTGCGGATGAATCTCCCGCCGCAGATCATCGCAATGGAAGAGGCGGAAAAGCAGGGGATGGACCCCGAGCAGGCCCGCCAGATGGCGATGCAGCAAATGCAGCCGCCGCCCGATCCGAAGGTGATGGCTGTCGAAGCCAAGGCCGCGAATGACCAGCAGAAGTTGGTATTCGAGCAGCAAAAGCTGATCGCGGACCAACAGGCCGAAATGGGCAAATTGCAGGCCGAACTTGAGAAGGCCCGCATTCAGTCCCGGACGGCTGTCGAGGTTGCGCAGATCAATGCCGGCGTCGGGATGCACAAGACCATCACCGATGCTGCGACCGCGCAATATGGCGCGATGATCGATGCCGAGGTAGCGCGCGAGGAAATGGAAAAGCGCGCATCGGTAGAGCGTGAGAAATCCTACGTTTCGGCGGAAACGGCGCGGTACGCCACCGACCGCAAGCAAACCGAACAAAGGGCCGATAAATGATCCAGGCAGGGGGCGCGGGCGACGCAACCGCGCTGACCAAAAGCGACACCACGGTTTATGACAAGCCGTTTGACGCGCTCTATGTCGGCGTGGCCGGTAACGTGGCGGTGCGCACGTTTCCCGCCGGTCAGACTGTGACCTTTGCCGGCGCGGCCGCCGGTTCAATCATTCCCATTCGCTGCGACCAACTGATGGCAACGAATACCTCCGCGACCTCGGTTGTCGGGCTGCGATACTAGTTTCGAGCTTTCGCTGATCAGCGTTAGCCGACCCACGGCCGCCCCTTGGCGGCTTTTTTCATGAGGACCAATGACTGACGAAACAGGGGCAGCCGCCCCGACCGACGCGTTGCCGCCGCAAGGCGTGACCGAGAGTGAACAGGCAAAACCGGAGCAGACAGTTCCCGAAACGGGAGCCGCACCGGATGCAGAGACGCCACAAGACGGGCAACAGCCTACAGAGGAATCTGAGGACAAGCCAAAGAAGCCAACGCGGTTCGAGCGCATGAAGCGCCGAATGACTGCGATGGCTACCGAGTTGGACAACCTGCGTGCTCAGATCGGCACCGGGGAACAACGAGGGGCACCCGAGGAAGGCCCGAAGGAAGCTGATTTCAACGGCGACTATTTCGCATATCAGGCCGCGAAGATTGCTCATGAGAGCAAGAAAGCGTTGCGGTCTGAGTTTGATGCCGAACGCCAGAACCGCGAACAAGCGCGGCTGGCCACGCTTCAACGCGAGATGGTCGAGGATTTCGAGGAAAGGGCGGAAGAAATCCGCTCCCGAATCCCTGATTTCGATGGGGCCATAGAAGCCTTCACGGCATCGGGCGGCAAGTTCTCGGACGCTCTCCGGGATGAGATTCTGCAAAGCGAGATGGGGCCTGCATTGGCCTATCAACTCGCCAAGAATCCCAAGCTTGCAAATTCGTTGAATGCCATGTCACCGCGAGAGGTCGCCCGAGAGATCGGACGCCTCGAAGCCCGTGCGTCTCTGCCGAACCCAAAAAGACAAACATCGGCACCCGCACCAATGACGCAGCCCAAAGGCGGCGCGTCCCCGAGCAGATCGGAAACCGATCTCGCCAAAGGCGAGGACGTGTCGGAGCTTATCGCCAAATGGCGAGCCTCCAAAAAGTAACGGGTGCCTAACCCCAAGGGGTAGGCAATGGCTAACGTCACTATCACCCCGGATATCATCGCCGCAAAGGCGATTGACATCCTGGATAATAACCTCGTGATGGGCAAGAAGGTCTATCGCGGGCACGAATCCGAGTTCGCGAAGAAGGTCAACGGCTACAAGGTCGGCGAAACCATCACCATCCGCCGGCCGAACCAGTTCACCGTCCGCGACGGTGCCACCGCATCCATTCAGGATGTCGTGGAAGGCACTACCACGATGTCGATCAGCAAGCAGAAGGGCGTGGACTTCAAGTTCACTTCCGCTGACATGTCGCTCGAAATCGACGAGTTCGAAGATCGCATCCTGAAGGACGCGATGATCAAGCTGGCCAACCAGGTCGATCAGGACTTGATGGCGCTCTACAAAAACGTGTGGAACTATGTCGGGCCGTCCTCGGGCGCGCTGGACTCGTTCGCTGACTTTGCTTTGGCTCCCGAGCGTCTTGACCTCGGCGCCGTGCCGCAGAACGACCGTTGCGCGATCCTGTCGCCCACGGATTTCTGGGGCATGGTCGGCAACCAGACTTCGTTGTACGTCAACTCCATTGCGAACCCCGCCTATCGCGAAGGCTCGCTCGGGATGATTGGCGGCATCGATACCTATATGTCGCAGAACACGCCGACCCATACGGCCGGCACCCGCGACAACTCGACCCCGGTTGTCAAGGGTACACAGTCCACGACCTGGGCCGCGTCGAAAGACACCGGCACCATGACGCTGGACACCGATGGCTGGGATTCGGCGGCCACTCTCAAGGCCGGCGACGTGTTCACCATCGATGCGGTATATGCCGTCAACCCGGTGACCAAGGCCACGCTGCCGCATCTGCAACAGTTCGTTGTGATGTCGGACGTTACGGCACATGTCACCACCACTTCGTCCACGACCCTGACCATCTCGCCCCCGATCATCACTTCGGGCGCATTCCAGACGGTCAGTGCTGCTGCCCTGAACGATGCCACGATCTCGATCATCGGCACCGCCAGCGGCAACATCCGTCAGAACCTCGTGTTTCACAAGAATGCGTTCGCTCTGGCTGTCGTTCCGATGGAAAAGCCGCAGGGCGCGGTCGACGTGGTTCGCAAGTCATACAAGGGGCTGTCCGTTCGACTGATCCCCTACTATGACGGCACGAACGATGTCAGCAATTGGCGTCTCGATATCCTGTACGGCGTCAAGGCGCTCGATCCGCGTCTGGCCACCCGTCTCGGTATCTCGGCGGCTGCGGCGTAAGGAGAAAGAACAATGGCTACTTCTGTAATCACCAACCTTACGAACGTCAAGAAATTGAGCGACGGCGGTGCTGGCGGCTCAATGCTTGGCAATTCCGCTACCGATCTCGTCGGTTTCCACGGTGCAACCCCGTCCGATCAGCGGGCGGTGACCACCCTGGCGACCAACGCGACGCACGGCACGACTCGTACCGCCGTGATCGAGATCATCAACCTGCTCAAAGAAAAAGGCTTGATGGCCTCCGCGTGAAGATCAACTTCACGTCGCTTCCTTGCGTTCCGAATGAAGATTTGGAGCGCAACGAGGCTTACGCAAAATCGCTGGGCCTCCCCCGACTTGGGGAGGCTCAGCACCCTTATCTGGCGATAGTCGGGGGCGGGCCTTCCGCCCAAGATCATCTGGAGGAATTGCGGGATTGGCCGGGAGAAATCTGGGCCATCAACGGGACGTATAAATGGCTCCGGGATAACGGGGTCTTGTCCGCGTTTTTCACCATCGATCCCAAGCCCGGCATTGCGGAAATGACGGAGAGCGTCGATTGTGCGGTGCTGGCGACGTGCTGCCACCCGTCCGCGTTCGATGCGGCGTTTCATGCCCATGTCGAGACGATTGACCTTGCGGACTATCCGTGCGGCCCGACTACGGCGTCAAGCGCGCCGATGATTGCGCTCAAGCGTGGCCACAAGCAGGTTTCGTTTTTCGGGTGCGAGGGAAATTTCGGGGCGACCACGCACGCTTACGAAAACCGGGAAATGCCGATTCTGGAAGTCGTCTGCAACGGGCAGACGTTCCGCACCAATCCGCAGATGTTGCAACAGAGCGAATATCTCGCCGAACAAATCCGGGTTGCGCCGCAAGTCCTGATAGATCGAAGCGGGGGGCTGTTAAGTGCAGTCGTGGCTGATCCTGATATCGATGTCACGGCCGCCAGTCGGTCGATTTACGACGCGGTAATGGCTGCATGAAGCCGTCCATTCTGATCTGCATCCCCTCGCAGGATCAAAAGACCTACATGCACACCGCCGAGTCGGTCTATTCGCTCGGGCAATGGCTGACCAGAGAGGGGTTCAAGAACGCCCTGACGTGGTTTTCCGGTTCCGACATCGAGGAAATCCGCAATCTGTTCGTCACGGCATGGTACGACGGGCGGCCCGATTTCTCGCATCTTTTGTTCATCGATGCGGATATGGGTTTTCACCCCGCATTGATCCGCGACATGATCCGGTTTGACAAGCCGCTGATGGGGACGCTGTACGCCAAGCGCAAGCAGCCGCCCGGCATTGTCGGGATGCTGCCCGAGGGGCACAGTTCTAAAGACGTTGTGCGGGGCTTCATGCGCTCCGATGGCGTTGGGTGCGGCGTGATGATGATTTCGCGCCCCGTCATCAAGAAGATGCTGGACGAAATCCCGCGCATTAGCAGACCGATTCAAAAGTCGCTGGCGGAAGCGGCGCCCGAAATGGGGCTGACGCGCATCATTCACGCCTTCGACAAGATCAAGAACGACGAATTTCAACTATCCGAGGACATGTCCTTTTGCCGCCGCTGGATTGCGTTGGGCGGCGAAATCTGGGCGAACGTAGCGCATCGCATCAGCCATATCGGCACGTTCGATTACGGCATTCGGTATCAGGGCATCATGGAAGCCAGAGAAGCGGCCAATAAGGAAGCGGCATGACCACCTATACCGCAGACGAGTTTGGTACGCGCGTCCTGAAAGACCTTGGGCTGATCGGTGCCGAGGAAACGCCGACATCGGCCGATCTGGAATGGGCGAAGGAAACGGCCGCGTCTGAAATCATGATGATGGCCGCGCTTCGCCTGCCGATCTGGAACGGGTCCGACCTCTCCATTCCGCAGGAATATCTATCAACGCTTTCGCGGCGCGTCTGTCTCGCGGTAGCGCCGTCTTTCGGGCTTACCGATCTGGCCACCGCACAGCAAGCCATGCGAGAGGCGGAACGCACGCTTGCGATCATGGCGGCGCCAATGAGCCGGGCGCCTGCGCTCAAGACCGATCTGCCGGCATGGGGCAGCACCTTTAACTTCACGACAGGTCAATGACCGCAGTCCCGATTGCGTTCCGTTCGAACGAGGGCAAATACAAGTTCATCGGCACGACGCAGCTTGTCAACGCCTACGCCGAGCAGATGGGATCGGACGGCAAGGGCACTCTGGCGGTGCTGCCGTGCGAGGGTTTTCTGGAAGCTTGCGATACGGAATCCGGTCCGTGTCGCGGGATGATCTTCATGGAAGATCTTGACGTGGCTTATTCGATCCATTCGTCCGGCGCCTACAAGATCGAATATAGCGGCGGGGTTTTCACGGCGGATCGCATCGGGACTATTCCGGGCGTCGATCCCGCGCAATTGTCGAGAAACCAGAAGGCCGATCCGCAAACGCTGGTACAGACGGCGGCCGGCGTGCAAGTCATCGAATCGGACGCCGTGTCCTATGTGACGGACACGGATTTGCCGGACGGGGTTGTCACGTCCGACTATGTGTCGGGCTATTCGATCTTCGGTTATGCGGATCGGACGTTTTACAAGTCCGCGCTCAATTCCTCGAAATCCGTGGCGGCGCTGGACTTCGCGACATTCGAGCAGCGCGCCGGCAAGCTCAAGCGGGTCAAGGAGCACGGCGGCGAACTCGTCGGCATGTGTTCGACCTGGCTGGAGTTCTGGCGCGATACCGGGGATGCGGATTTTCCGTTCACGCCTATCGGGTGGAAGAACCGTGGGCTGAAGGCAGCCAACGCGGTTGTTTCGTCCGACAATACGATGATGTTTCCGGGCGACGATAACAACGTCTATCGGCTCGTGAACTACGATCCGCAGATTATTTCAACGCCGGAAGTAGCGCGGCTCATTCAGGATGACGCGGCCGGCGAGGATATCAGCGGATTCGGGTTTGACCGCGAGGGCCACGCCTTCGCCTGCTTTACCGGGTCGGACTGGACGCGATGTTACGATAGCGCGACGAAGGTTTGGCACGCCCGCAAGTCCTACGGTCAGGATCGCTGGCGCGCGAATTACTCCATGCGGGCATGGGGCAAGACAATTGTCGGGGATCGTCTGTCGGGCAAGCTGTTCTATCTCGACAAGGACACGTTCACCGAGGATGGCGAGCATCTGGTCTGGCAGGTTGTAAGCCCGCCGATGCACGCATTCCCGAATGGCGGAATTGTCGATGCGCTGCATCTCGACATTGCGACGGGCTACGGGTCATTAGGCTCGACGCCCAAGGTGATGCTGGAAACGTCAACGGACGGCGGCAACACGTTCACGCAATACCGCGAATTGTCCTTGGGTGTTCCGGGTCAATACCAGGCAAGGGTCACGGCCCGCAGGCTTGGGAGATTCGGGCCTAGAGGCATGGTGTTCCGCGTTTCGGTTTCCGATGCGTGCGCTAGGGCGCTGGTGAATGTCGATGTCGCGGTCAGGCCGCTTAAGCGATAATGGCCCGGTCCAAAGTCCCCACCGATCCGAATATGACGCCGGAAGTCCGGCGCTATCTGGACGACCTGTCGCGCGCAAGCGACACGCTGCAACAGGAATTGCAGGCCGCGCTTGACGCACTCCCGGACTTTGCCTCCCAAGCGGAGGCAGAGGCGGGCGCCTCGACCACGGTAATGATGAGTCCGCTGCGGACCAATCAAGCCATCAAGGTTCTGAACCCGCTTTATTTTCATCTCCATGTCCGGGATGAGAAAACATCGGGAACCGGTGGCGGCACGTTTACCAGCGGCGCGTGGCAAACAAGAACGCTGAACACGGTCGTAACGAACAGAATAACCGGGGCGTCACTAGCGTCCAATACGGTTACGCTGCCGGCCGGGCTTTATCTATGCCAAGGCTCTGCCCCCGCCTTCGATGTCGGCAAGCACAAACTGCGGCTCTGGAATGTCGATAGCAGCGCCGAGATCATGCTCGGTTCGTCCGATGTAGTGCCGGCCAGCGGCTACAACCGAAACATTATCCAAGGCGAATTCACACTCTCTGTAGAGACGGACATTCGCCTTGAACAACGCTGCCAGAACACCAAGACCACCAACGGGTTTGGCGTCAACGCCAGCCTTGGCACGGAAATCTACGCAGACATCAGCTTCTGGAAACTGGATTAAAGAACATGGGTCTTTGGGATAGTCTAACCGGCCAGTCGTCGGCCGCCGCGTCGAACGCGGCTGCGGAGGACACATTCCGAAAGCAGAAAAAGGCCGGCAAGGAACTCCGCGCTTACGGCAACGAATATGCCAACCAGTTTCAGGGGCTTTCCCAATTGTTCGCGCCGTTCGCGAGCGCCGGGAAAGACGCGCTGAGTATGTATCGCGCTGGGCTTGGCCTTGATGGCGGGGCGGGGACCGAAGCATTCACCGCAGCCTATCGAGGACTTCCCGGCTATCAATCGGGCCTTCAGACCGGGCAGGACGCGGCAATTGCGGGGTTGAACGCAGGCGGTCGATTGAACAGCGGCGCTGCGATGAAGGCATTGCAGCGATACGGCTCGAATTATGAAGATCAGCGCGTCGGGTCTTATCTGGATCGCCTGTTCGGATTGTCGAACACTGGCCAGCAGGCCACGGGGCAACAGGTCGCAACCGCCGGTCAGGGACTACAGGGCCAGCTCGCCACGCGCACGTCATCCTATGGAGGCGATATGAACGCGGCCGGGACCATCGGTCAGGGCATGGTGGCGGGCGCACAAGCAGAACAGCAGGGCTTGACCAATCTGATGGGGACCGCTGCGGGCCTTGGCGGCATGGCGTTGGGCGGGCAGTTCGGCGGCGCGCTCGGCAGGTCGCTATTCCCGACCAGCGGAACGCCGGGCACCTTTAATTGGGGCGGGCAGACTTACCCGATGTATCGCTGATGGCGAATCCTTTCTACGTCGAACCCGCGAACCCGCTTGCGGCGCTCATGCTCGGAATGCAGGGCTATGATCGCGGGCAGAAGTACGTCAAGGACCGTCAATTGGAGGATGCGCGCAATCTCGCTGCGCAGTCCCTGTTGTCCGGCGGCGATTCAAAGTCAGCCCTCGCGCAACTGATCCGGGGCGGCGATGTCGCCAGCGCGAACGCCATCGCCAATTTCGGCAATCAAACTGCGGACCAGGCTTACAAGACCGGAATGCTTGCCGTTGCGCAGCAAAACGCAAACAGGCAGGAAATCCCGTCCGATGTTCAAAAGCTGAAGGCCGCGGGCATCGCTCCCGGCACGCCGGAAGCCGCCAAGGCCCTGTTTCCGCGCACCGATACGCCGATCAGCGCGACCGACAAGAAAGCCATTTTCGAGGCCGAGGATTCGTTGCCGCAGATCAAGGGCACCATTGAGGCGCTGGACCGCGCGCTTGAACTCAACCGGAAGACCTATACCGGATACGGTGCCGAGTTGTTCGGTAACATCGGAACGAAGGCGGCGGGCGCTGTAGGCATCCAGCCGTCCGAACAGGCCCGCGCGACCGCTGAATGGTCGAAGCTGATGGGGGCCGAATCCATTCAGACGATGGCGAGTACCCTCAAGGGTGCCACGACCGATTTCGAGTTGCGCAAGTTTGTGGAAATGCTGGCCGATCCTTCCACTGACGTTTCCGTTCGCGAGAACATCATCAAACGAATGAAGACCCTTGCCGAACGGCAGATGAATATCGCCGATGCTCGCATCAAGGATTTGCGCGGCGGAACGTATTTCAAGCCCGGCAGCAATCCAGGAACCGCAGCGCCGGCCGGCGATCCCATCTCTCTTGCTCGCGATGCCATCGCTAGGGGTGCTGATCGTAATGCGGTTATCCAGCGCCTTCAGCAAAACGGCATCAATCCGAGCGGCCTTTGATGTTCGATGACCTGATCCCGCAGAAATCTCCCTACGCCGACGCCATCGGCGGCATCGAGAGCGGTCGCAGGTATGATGCAATCGGGCCGCAAACCGGAAAGGGGCGGGCGCTCGGTTACTATCAGGTAATGGATTTCAATGTCGGGCCTTGGTCGAAAGAGATTCTAGGCCGTGAGGTAACGCCGGGCGAGTTCATCCGTTCGCCGGAAATTCAGGACGCCATCTTTAACGGCAAGTTCGGATCATACGTCAGCAAGTATGGCCCGGAAGGCGCCGCAAAGGCGTGGTTTGCCGGCGAAGAAGGGATGAAAAATCCCAACGCTCGCGACGTTCTCGGAACGACCGTTGCGCAGTACGCGAACAAGTTCAACCGAGCGATGCCAAGCGAGGCAAGTTCGCAATCCAAATCGGCCGCGCCGAAGCCGGCCCTTTCGTTTGACGATTTGATCCCGCAGGTTCCGTTGCCGCAGCCAGCGCCGGAATCGCGCAACCCGGAAGGCCCGCCGGCCCCGCCCGTTAATATGGTGCAGAAGGCGCTTGAGCCGATCACAGACTACCCGGCCACTCAATCGCAGATGGCGAACGAGTCTTACGACCAGATGGCGCGCGGTGCCGGTCAGGTTAAAGAAGCAATCGTTGGAGACTACGCGCCGGCCAAGCTTCTAAGCGGCGTCGGTAATGTTGCGCTTGGCGGCATCGGCTACGTCGCAAGCCCGATCAATGCGGCGCTGCGAACCGTTGCCGGCAAGCCCATTGAGGAAAACTTTGACGTTCCCAAGGAACTGACCGAAACGGCCCTCGGATTTGTGTTGCCAGTTCCAGGCACCAACATGACGGCCATTCGGTCCGTTCCGAATGCTGCGCGCGAATTGACGGCCGGCGAAAGGGTTGTGCAAGCCGGTGAGAACCTTGCCAATGTGGGGCAGGGCGGCGCCGTTAAAATCCCGCAAGCGGTCGCGTCGGACAATATGTCCACGCAGCGCGCGGCGGCGGCTATCGGGAATATTCCGTTTTCTGGCAATCCAATTGTTCGGGCGGCTGACGATACGGTAAAATCGCTTGGCGCGAAGGCGACGGACGTTGCTGCCGAGTACGGTGCCGGCTCCAAGATGACGGCCGGCGAATCCGCTTCCGGCGGGATCGTGGACTGGATCACCAAGACCAGCAAGGAAAAGGCGTCCCGGCTTTACGATAAAGTCGATGAGCTTGTAGACGCAGACAAGCTTGTGACCCCGAAGAATACCAAGCAAGTCATTTACAACCTCACGTCCGAGGAAGTGAAAAACCTTCCCCGCGACAGGGCGCTGCAAACCATCATCGATGTTTTTCAGGGCAATGCTCGCGGCCTGACCTATGCCGACACAAAGCAGGTTCGCTCACATATCGGCAACCTGATCGATCAGGGGATCGTCCCGGAGGGTATTTCGCAGGGGACGCTAAAACGCCTATACGCCGGACTGACGAAGGACGTTGAGCGCGCCGTGCAGGAGTCGGGCGGGATGAAAGCCCACGCGGCATTTCTGCGCGCAAACCGATATTACGATCTGATTTCGGATCGCCGCGCGTCTCTCGCCAAAATCGTCGGGCGGGAGGGCGACGTTCCAGCCGAGCAAGTGTTCGACCGGCTTATCGCGATGGCTGGCAACAGTTCGCGCGCCGACATGTCGAAACTGGCTCAAGCCAGAAAGGCAATGGGAGCCGATAACTGGAATGAGGTCGCAAGCGCATTTATCCAGCAGATGGGAAGGTTTGAGGACGCAACCGGGAATGTCGTTTTCAGCCCGCAGAGGTTTTTGACCGCATACCAAGACAAGCTCTCTCCGACTGGCAGGACCATGCTGTTCAGGTCAGCCGGCAAGGAAAGCATCGCGCCGTATCTTGATGATATCGCGACCGTCTCGACCCGGTTTCGGCAATTGCAGAAATTCGCCAACCCGAGCGGAACCGGACAGACCGTTGCGGGCACTACGGGACTTGCGGCCCTGTATGCAGAGCCGATCACGGCGATTAGTTCTGCTGTCGGAACGCGGCTTATCGCTCAGGTGCTTGCGAATCCCGCAACCGTCGCGCCGGCCGCTCAATGGACGCAGAAATATGAAATCGCCTTCAGGGCGCCGACGCCGGCAAATGTCGCGCGCCTAACGATTGCCTCGCGCAATCTTGCCAACACCGTGAATGCCGAGTTTGGCGCGTCGGTTCAATACCAGGATTTGCTCAAGGCGATTCAGGGACCAGTAAAGGGCCGCGCCGAAGACGAACAACCAGAACCCGTAAGGGTAATCGACCAATAGCCAAAGCCCGACAAGGGCGAGCGTAAATCCGAATCTCAAGGGCTGTCCTCACGGGCGGCCCTTTTTCATTAAGGGCCATCAATGGCAGTCGCAGTCTATACGTCACTCCTGACGCTTGACGAAGCCCCAAGCGGGACCGTCACCGTGCAGGATGCCGGAACCACCAACAGCCGGAATATCTATACCGATACCGGGCTGTCCGTCGCGGCCACGAACCCAATTCCGCTCGATAGCTCGGGCCGGGCCACGCAGGGCATTATATACACGGCTGCCACGGCCTACAAAGTCATTGTCAAGGATTCGGCCGGCGTAACTCTCTATACTCGCGACAATATCGACCCCGGCGTTCCCATCGGGTCCGGCACCCTTGCCATTGCCAATGGCGGAACCGGCTCATCTACGGCGGAAGCCGCGCTTGCTGCGCTGGGCGGCGCCACCGCAGGAGAGCTTGCGGACGTTGCGGCTGACGTTGCGGCCGTCGCCGGCACTCTCGGCTCGACCGAACGAACGCACATTGCCACCGGCACCACGGCGCAGCGGCCATCCGACCCAATCGAGGGCGACATTCGCCGGAATACTAGCATCCCGCAATGGGAGGGCCACGATGGCACGGACTGGAGAACATTGCTAACCAATGTGGACATCGCCGGCCAGTCCGGGATGGAAACCCCGACCAGCACCACGGCGCTCGTTTCCCCCGGTCGGATGCAATATCACCCCGGCGTTGCCAAGGCGGTGGCGTTCGTCACGGTGTCCGGCGGGACACCCACGCTGACATGGGGCCACAACGTCGCGTCGGTTTCTGACGGCGGTGTCGGTGTCTACACAATCAACCTGACCACGGCATTTTCCGGCACGACTTACGCAGTTATCGGCACTCCGTTTGCCACTGTTACCGGCACCCTTTTTGCCATTGAGTGCTCGGCAAAAACAACGACCAGTTTCACCATCAAAATCTACAACGCGCAAGGCTCCGCTGACTCCGACCTCGACCCGGAAGACAATTCGTTTTCCGTCATGGCGTTCGGGGATCAGTGATGCTCACCAAGGAAGAATTACAAGACCTTCACGCGAAGGTCGAGACGGCGCGTGCCGGCGGCCATGTCGTGATCGCCAAGTATTTCACGCGAGCGCCGGACGGCACGCTGACCGAACTGCCGATGGGCGGCGAGATCATTCCTGAATATGCGCCCGAATATCTGGCTGTAGCGAAGATCAAATATGCGCAGGACATCGACGCCATCGATGCGGTCAAGGGCGGCAAATAGATGGCATCGAAATATTGCTATAGCGGTGCTGGCGGTGCCGGCACGGGTGCCGATTGGGCGAACGCCTACACGAGCCTTGTGACTGCATTCGGTGGCATCTCGGCTGGCGACTTCGTATATCTAGCGTCCGATCACTCGCAGACGCAGGCATCGCAATATTCGCTGAACTCGCCCGGCACGGCGGCTGCCCCCTGCAAGATCATCAGCGTCAACCGAGCTGGTTCTACTCCCCCGGTATCGGCCGATCTGACGGCGGGCGCGCAAATCCTGACGACTGGCGCCACCGGCATTGAGATTTCGGATAACGGAAGCTCGGCTTGGTGGCAGGGGATAACGTTCCAGTTCGGCAGTTCCGCTGGATATATCCAGACCGATATTTGCGTCGGCGGTCATAACGTCTTCAAAAGCTGCACGCTCAACTTTCTCAACACGTCCGCGTCCGATGTTTCGTTCGGCGGCATGTATAACGTCACGGTCGCCGGTCGTGTCGATCTGTACGACTGCACGGTCAGGCTTGATGTTAGCGTCACCATCAATTGCGAGTGGACATGGAAGGGCGGCTCGCTCTCGGCGATGGGCGCCACCAATATGTTCACCTCGGCTGGCAGCAAGCACGCGCCCGAGGTTCTGATCGAAGGCGTGGACCTCTCGGTTGCCGGTTCGGGCAAGACACTGGTCGCGGCTGGCGCGCACGGTCATTACACGTTCCGCAATTGCCGCCTGAATGCGTCGGTGACGATGGCGGCCACGCCGACGACCCCGAGCGGTCGTGTCGACGTTCTGAACTGCAACAGCGGCACCAGCAACACGCGCAATGAGCGCTACCGCTACGAAGGCACCGAGACGACCGAGACCACCATCGTGCGCACGGGTGGCGCCACCGATGGCGCGACGCCGACGGCCCGCAAGTATGTCACGACCGCGAACGCCAAATGGCACAAACCATTTGATGCACTCCCCATTATGGTCTGGAACGATCAGGTTGGAAGTTCGATCACGGTCACGATGTACGGAATATGGGGCGGCGGTTCGGTCCCGAACAACGATGACATCTGGCTTGAGATCACCGCGCTGGAAAATTCCAGCTATCCGCTCGCAACAATCGAGACCACATCAAAGGCCGATATTCTGGCAACCGGATCGGGGGTGTCGTCGGATGCCTCATCCTGGGGCGGTTCGACCACGGCATTCAAGATAACCAAATCCTTCACGCCGCAGATCAAGGGGCCGATTCTCATTCAGCCGCGCATCGGGGCTGCTTCCGCCACGATCTATCTCGACCCGGAACCGGAAGTGACCGGCGTATCGGCGGGCAGCACTTACCCAATCGGTATTGGTTTCGTCAATCAACTGGCATCGGCGGGCGGCGGTCTCCTGCAAGGCAACCTTCGGGGTAACATGCAATGAGGTCCGTCAAGAAGGGCGCCACCGATCAGACATTCTATTTCAAGATGATCGACAGCGCGGCCGGTACGCCGGAAACCGGGCTGACCATCACAAATCTGGACATCACCTATGTCCGCAATCGCGCGGCGCATTCCAAGACCGACGCGACTGCGCTGTCGGCCGTGACCGATGCCCATTCCGACAACAAGGCGATTGAAGTGGACGCTACGCAGGCTCCCGGCCTCTATCGCGTCGATTTCCCGGACGCAGCGTTTGCAACCGGCGTTGATGACGTGATCCTGATCGTGACATGTTCTGGCTGCGACCCGGCCATGATCGAGGTCATGCTGGTCGATAACATCGAGAAAGATACCTACGACCGCATCGGGGCGCCTGCGGGTGCGAGCATCGCCGCCGATCTTGTCACGATTGATGATTTCCTCGACACGGAAATCGCGGCCATTGTAACCGCAACGGGTGCGGCCGCTATTCGCTCCGCTGTAGGGCTGGCCTCGGCCAATCTCGATACGCAGCTCGCGGCAATCGACGATCTTGTCGATACCGAGGTTGCGGCCATCAAGACCGTTGTGGACGCGATTGAGGTTGACACGCAAGACATTCAGGGCCGTCTGCCGGCCGCGCTGGTTTCGGGGCGGATTGATGCTTCCGTTGGGGCGATGGCGGCGAACGTCCTGACGGCCAGCGCCATTGCTGCGGACGCCATCACTGACGCCAAGGTGGCGAGCGATGTCACGATCGCGAGCGTTACCGGGGCTGTCGGTTCTGTCACGGGCAACGTGGGCGGGAACGTCACCGGCTCGGTCGGCTCCATTGCAACGGGCGGCATTGCTGCGGCGAGCTTCGCAGCTGGCGCCATCGATGCGGCGGCTATTGCGACCAACGCCATCGGCTCCGACGAACTTGCGGCCTCCGCCATCACCGAAATCCAGTCCGGCCTTGCCACATCCGCCGCGCTTACCACGGTCGAAGGCAAAATCGACACGATAGATGGTATCGTCGATAGCATCCTGGTCGATACGGCAGAGATCGGGGCGGCGGGTGCCGGATTAACGGTCCTTGCCACTCAGGCAAGCGTCAACACAATTGACGATTTCCTCGATACCGAGATAGCGGCAATCAAGGCCAAGACCGACAATCTGCCTTCCGACCCGGCAGACGCAAGCGTGGTCGCGGGGCTTATCGCTGCGGCGGAAGCCAAGATCGACATCATCGACACGACCGCCGACGCCATCAAGGCAAAGACGGACAGCCTGACTTTTGCGGTCGCCGGGCAGGTCGATGCCAATATTCAATATGTCAATAACACGCAGGTAACAGGCGCCGGCACGACTGGCGACCCGTGGGGGCCGTAAGTGGCAAGCGCGTGGGGCCTTGCGTGGGGTGACGCATGGGGCGAGTCGTGGGTTGCTGGTGCGGTCGCCGCGTTCAGCCCGTCGCCACGTTTTTTCAATGTCGGCAGCGAGGACCGAACCATCCACGCCCCGTATGAAAACCGATCCATCTCGGTTGCGTCCGAAAACAGAACCATCAATGCGACTGAGGGCGCGTCATGAATTTGTTGTTACCCGATGGCTATTGGCCCGACAAAGACCCGGATGAGGTTCTTGATTACGATATCAACTGGTCGAAGCGTCTTGCGAGCGGCGAAACCATTTCAACGTCAACTTGGTCCGTTGTTTCGGGCTCGGTCACCATCAATTCCGACGCTACATCAAGCCCGCGCACAAAGGTGTGGCTGCAGGGCGGATCGCTTGGTGAAACATGCAAGGTCCAAAACCGCGTCGTGACATCGGCAAGCCGAACGATGGACCAAAGCGGATACCTGCGCATTTGCAGCAAATAGGTTTGGCATGAAAAAGACTCTGATCGCAGCCGCCGTTGTCGTCGGCATTCCATCGCTCATTCTGATTGGGTGGATCGCCATCATCTATCTATCTGCGCTCGCCAATAAAGGCTGGTTCGGATGAGCAAGAAGACGATGTTTCTGATAGCAGCCGCCCTTGTGGCGGCTTTTTTGTTGCTCGTTCATTTCGTCATCGGTGACGCATGGGGGATGGCATGAGTTGGCGCGTCGCCAAGTCCCTTGAGAAACTGCGGACGCAAGTCAATGCGTCGGCTCCGCTGCGATCCAAGGCAAGCGACGGCTCGATTGGTGACGCCGCGCACGCCTCCCGCGCGTCGGATCATAACCCCTATATCAAGGACAAGAATGGCGTCGGCGTGGTCCGCGCCATCGACATCACGCACGATCCTGACGGCGGGTTTGACAGCTACGATTTCGCGGAACATCTGCGCAAGACCGGCGACAAGCGCATAACCTATATCATCTCGAACAAGAAAATAGCGAACCCCGGACAGGCTTGGCGGAAATACACGGGAACGAACCCGCACGACCACCACGTTCATGTATCAGTCAGCGAGACACCCGCGCTTTACGATGATGCGAGCGAATGGGACATCGGCGCGCGGCCCAAGGGCGCCGTTGCGCAGATCGTCGGCAAGATTGTCGATGTTATCAGCCCGCCGCCAGCAATCCTGAAAGTCGGCAGCAAGGGCGCGGCCGTCAAGGAATTGCAAACCCTGCTCGGCATCGCCGCTGACGGCGCCTTCGGCCCGTTTACCGAGAAGGCCGTTCGCGCGTTTCAGGCGGCTAACGGTCTGGCCGTTGATGGAATGGCCGGACCCTACACGCTCTCAAAACTCAAAGAGGCAAAGAAACCGGCCGACATATTCGACCGCGTTATGGTCTGGGTATTCGAGGACGAGGGCGGCGTCACGATCAGTCCCGACGAGCCGGGAGGCATCTCGACATTCGGCGTCAGCCGCACGTCATATTCCGAATACATGGGGCGCCCGGTTTCTGTCGAATCGATGAAGGTTCTCACCAGATCGGAAGCCACGAAATTCTACCGCGACAAATTCTGGAACGTCATCGCAACCGACAAGCCTGCCGGGCTTCGCTACGCGGCGTTTGATTGGGCCATCAATAGCGGGCCGAAATTCGTCAACCAGCGCCTTCCGAATGATCCGACCATCGATGCGCTTTGCGACGACCGTCTTTCCTATCTGCGAACGCTAACGACCTGGCCGAAGTACGGCAAGGGCTGGACGAGCCGCGTTGAGCGGGTTCGCGAGCGCGCCAAGCAACTCTGAGACAATCAAATGATCTACGTGTTCCCGATGTACGGCCTCGGAGGCCGCATATGGTCGTGGGCTATTGAGGATTATGTAGCCGCATCCCTGCGCAAGATCGATGGCGTGACCGTCGATCCGACGCGCGGTTATTCGCAATGGCGAACCATCGTGGCGCGGATAAATTCGCTGAAGCCCGGCTCGAAAGTCGTCGTTATCGGGCATTCGATGGGCGCGGCTTCCGCAACCTATGTGACCGATCACGTTCATTGCGATCTGGTCGTTTGCTACGATTCTGCCGGGCAGGGCTGTTCCTACATCGGGCGCAATTGCGAGAAGCTTCTGGATTTCTACGACCGCGCCTTTGCGCTGGTCCCAAAAACCAGACCCAAGGCATTGCCGGGTCACAAGCACAAGATCGTTCAGACCATCACGTTGGACGGGCACACGGGGCAGCCGTCCGATCCGAAACTGCTTCGCCTCGTTGTCGATGAAATCCAGAAAATGAAAGGGACTAAATAATGGATACCGTTCTCTCTGTTACCCGCCATATCGGCCAGTTGCTCGCCGGTTATCTCGTGTCCAAGGGCGTGATTGACGGCAGCATGACCGAAACCGTCATTGGCGCGCTGGTCAGCATCGCCACCCTCGGCTGGTACTTCTATTCCAAGAAGAAGGCATGAACCTTCTCTCAATCATCGCGTCCGTCCTGAAGCTCCTGCAATGGTTCGCGTCCTTTATCGAGGGCGAGAAAAACAAGCAGGCCGGGCGCGATGAAATCTCCGCACAGGTGAACAAGGAAGCCGCCGATGCTGAAAAACGCATGGCCGAGGTTGCCGATAATCCTAGCGATGACGCTATTGCTGACCGGATGTCAAACGGCACGTTCCTCCATAGTCAAAATATCGTGCCCGACGATCAAGCAATACGATCAGGCGACACTCGACAAGGCGCTGTCCGAATACCGACTTTTGGCAAGTGGTTCCGCGATTAAGGGGATGATCGCGGATTACCAGGTTTTGCGCGATAGGGTGCGGGCGTGTCGGGGATGAGCAAGGACGACATCGAAGCAATCGCTGAAGAAGCGGCCGACAAGGCCATTCACCGGCTGTTTCTCACGCTCGGAATCGATGTCACGGATTCAAAGGACGTGATCGCCCTGCAAGCAGACTTGAAGCACGTCAGGGTATGGCGCGAAAGCACAAAGACAGTGAAAGACCACGCATTGAGAACCGCAATCGGCGTCATCGTTGCCGGCGGGCTTGGCTGGATCGGGCTGTTATTCTGGAAGGGACACTGATGGCAAGATTCTGGTGCGTCCTGTTATGCGCCGTTATCTCTGCCATCCTCGCCTTTCTGGTTATCGTACAGGCTGGCAAGAAGCGCGACCGCCTCTCTGGTTCGACGGTCAAGATCGTGGCTGGGCCGGGCCACGGTTCCGGCTTTCATATCGGTAATCGCTTCGTGGTCACGGCGGCTCATGTCGTGGGTGAAGCGAAAACGATAACGCTCAAGATCGAATCCGGCCGCGTCGTCAATGCGGCGGTGTTGTGGACCAACGAGGAATATGACCTCGCGTTGCTGCGGGCGGACACATTGCCGGACGTTGCGGTGTCGCGGCTCAATTGCGATCCGGTAACCATCGGCCAGCCGCTTCATGTGGTCGGCAATCCCGGTCCGTTCGAATGGGTGCATTCGTGGGGGCATGTATCGTCCGACGCCCGCGAGTTGTTCCGCTGGAAACTCGCATTCATGGCGACGCCCGGCATTCAGCCCGGATCGTCCGGCGGTCCTGCGCTTGACGTTCACGGCCGCGCCGTTGGCGTCGTGGTCGGTATCAGTCTGGTCAATCTGTCGTCGATGTTCGCAGCGCCGGGTCCGTTTGCGATTGTGGTTCCCGGTTCTGCGGTTTGTCTATTGCTCGCGCGTCCCCGCAACGGCGAATGAGGCCCCGGTTGAAAAAGCCGCGCATCGCCTTTTACGACCTTGAAAACGCCCCGTCTCTGGGCTGGTACTATGACCGATATAAAGAGGGAAACATAGTCGCAGACGAACAAGACTGGTTCATGTTGTCCTTTGCGTGGCAATGGAAGGACGAAACCAGAGTTCATTGCAAGGCGCTCTGCGACTATCCCGGATACGCAAAAAACAAAACCGACGACAGTCCCCTCATCAAAGACCTGCACAAGCTTTTTGATGAGGCGGACATACTCATTGCCCATAACGGGGATCGATTTGATCGACGCAAGTCCAACAGTCGATTTCTCGGCTGCGGCCTTCCCCCACCATCCCCATACAAAACAATCGACACGCTGAAAGTCGCGCGCCGGCAATTCATGCAGGGCAGCAACAGCCTGCAATCCCTTGGCGAGTTCCTGGGGCTTGGCGGCAAGCTCCCGACAACCGGCTGGCACACATGGCGCGGCTGCATCGACGGCGATCCGAAGGCGTGGGCGGCAATCAAGAAATACAACAAGCGCGACGTGTCTTTGCTTCGTGGTGTCTATGAGAAACTGATTCCGTGGATACCGAACCATCCTGACATGCGGGTCTATACCGGCAAGGCGTCCTGCCGTAACTGCGGCTCGCATGATCTGCAAATGCGAGGCGAGGAGCGCACGCTAACGACCATCAAGCAACGCTATCGCTGTAACCAATGTTACCATTGGGGCAGCATTCCTAAGTCTTGAAGTTAAGCCTCGCGAACTTGCCGTGGATTCGCTTTGCGGCGGCGTCATACGCCAATGCCGCGTCCGCTTCTCGTATGTGGCTACCTAGAGACTTTTGCCGCCCGCGTTCCCAGATAGTCGCGCGCCACTTCCCCCTGGTGGCATTCCATGAGACGCCGAGAAAATTACTGGTCCCGTTTTTTGTTGCTGACTTGTTGCACACGTTTTGCGCTTGCGTGGCCTCTCTCAGATTGGCGATTCGGTTATCTGATGGGTTTCCGTTGATGTGGTCGATTGTTTCTCTCGGCCACGCCCCCGTGTATATCGCCCATATCACCCTATGGGCGAAGTACTTGTGACAAAGGATATGGCCGTTCTTGTAGCCTATCCCGTTGTCCGCCGTAAGCGCCTCCTTACCGGCGAACCTCACATTGAATCTCTTATTCCCGGCCGTCGTGTTGGGGCGCGGCAACCAAAATAACTTCCCCGTCTCGGGTTCGTATCGCAGCAACTTTCGCAGGGTCTCGACATCAATCATGAAATCCGTCCGGATTGGTCCCCACATCTACCCGATAATATATGTCGAGAAGGTAGATGAGGAAGACTCGTGGGGCCACTATTCGCAGGCAAAGCAAACCATTGAGTTGGCTAACGCCCTGCTGCCGCCCGGCAGCAAGTGGGCGGAAATTCTCCTGCATGAAATCAGCCACGGCATTATTGACAACATGGATGCGGAATTTCCTAGCGAGGAAGCCGAGGAACGTGCAACCCGTAAATTTGCGCTCGGGCTGACGCAGGTGCTCAAAGACAACAAGACCCTATTCCGCGCGATCCTCAAGGCCCTCAAATGACCTTCTGGCAAGTGGCGCTGGACGCCGCTCCGGTCGTTCTAATGGCCCTCGCGATTGTGTTCATTCCTGTCGCCGGGGATATGCCGTGAAAGAATTAAAATACTACGCCCGCACCGTATATCTCCGCAAAGACCATAGCGGATTAACGGTAGTCGCCATACATACGCAAGATTCAGAACTCGTTGAAATCTACCTGGGCGAAGCTCAGGCGAAACTCGTTGAACCAGAAATCGTGGAGTCTCCCTGCGCATGAACCTCGAAATCGACTTCCCCAAAGTTTACTGGCAAGAGGGCGACAACTGGATTTTATCATATGTCGAGGCGGGGAGGGCGAAGCAGTTTTCAATCTCAAAGCGCAACGCGGCTATTCTGGCTAAGTCTCTCGGGGACGCATTCGAACGGGAGTTCCGCGACAAGAAACTAGTGGAGTGGGAGCGGAGAGTAGCGGTTTAGTCGTACAGTGGCGTTACTTGCCGTCTGCGACATCGGCGAAATGTCACAGGTCGCTTATTCCTGATTGCGCGCAGAGTCCGGCCATGACCACTGTGTCGGGTTAGGGATATGGATTTCGCGACCCATCGTCCATACCGGGTCTTTTGCCACCCAATCGTCATCGATGATGTTGTAATACCCAAGCATCGGGTATTTTGCGTGCGGCCCGTTCAGTAGCAACGTGCTACCATCTTTCGGCGCTGTTTCGATTGGCTTCCAGTCCATTGTTATTCTCCCTTAAATGGATCATGCCTATCCGGTTGACACCCACACACGCTTGGGCTAGTATCATGGGGCTTTCCGGGCAATCCAGCCCGCTCCCTATGGAGGGTTAATTCATGATGCGCATCGGATCGATTCAGCGGGACATCCTCATGCTTCTTTATCGTTGCGGAGACACGGGGGCTTTTATTGGCTCCACAACCAAGGCCAGAGAATTGAGGGGCTACGATTTGGCCCAAGTCGAGCGGGCTCTTACTTCGTTGATTGGCCGAGGTCTGGTTCGGAAAGAGGGCATCCGATACATCATCTGCCCCACCGCGCGGAATTGGTGCTGGTACGAAAAGAACCACGCACCTGCGGTTGGAAGCTGATTCATGTCCCCGATCATCCTCCCCGACGTTCATCAATGGGAAAACCTGCCGTTTCCTAAGTCCTTGCCGGACTTCCAGCGACTGTTCCCCGACAACGCGGCCTGCGCCCTCTACCTTGAGGGCGCAAAGTGGCCGAAAGGATTCACCTGCCCGTGGTGTGGCGTAAAGCGCGACCCCTACCGGTTCGAAAACCGCCCCGGCGTGTTGCGTTGCAAGGCGTGCCGCAAAGACGTGGCGCTGACGGCCGGGAGCGTCATGGAGCGCACCCACACGCCGCTGACCGCATGGTTTTGGGGCGCGTATCTGGTTTCCAGCATGACGCCGGGAATGTCGGCCGTGCAGTTCCAGAGGCAGATAGGCTTGAGCCGGTACGAAACCGCCTTCCAAATCCTGCACAAGCTCCGGGCGGGCATGGTCCGGCAGGGCCGCGACCGGATCGGTGGCAACCTTGGCCGTGGCGATCATGTCGAGATGGACGAAACCTACATCGGCGGCGTGACGCGGGGTGAAGGTAAGGGCGTCCATGCCGACGAAAAGACGCTTGTGATAGGTGCCGTAGAGGTTCGCACCCGCCCCGCCAAAAAGGGTGACAAGCCCGCACGCCGTGGTGGACGTTATGCCGGACGGCTGCGCTTGGAAATTGCGCCAACGCGCGGCGCTAAGTCTCTCAATTCTTTTGCGCAAAGCGCCATTGAGCCCGGCGCGATGGTCATCACGGATGCATGGGGCGGGTACAACGGCCTTGCCGCCTTGGGCTATGAACACTTGCCGGTCGTCGAAAGCAGCAACCCGGAAGTCGCCGAAGAATACCTGCCGATCATTCACCTTGTCTTTTCGAACCTGAAAGCGTGGCTGCAAGGCACGCATCACGGCGCGGTCAGCCCGCAGCATCTGCAAGCCTACCTCAATGAATTTACGTTCCGCTTTAACCGGCGGTTCTACCCGTTCAATGCCTTTCGCAGCTTGCTCGGCATCGGCGCGAACGGGGAGGCCCCGACTTATGACGGGCTTTATCAAGGTACATGGAAACATCCGAGGGTTAGCAGTCATGACTGAGATCATCGCAATTCTATTCTTCGTACTGGTCCCGCTATGGTTTATGTGGCCGCTGTGGCGTGACATGGACCATCGCTAGGTTTCGGTAATATGGGTGAAAACCGGATAGGCATGAGCCGAATTTGTTCTGGCAGTAGGTCGATGTCATAGAGGATCGATGTCAGGGGCGCCGAGTCACTCACCATTTTGCGATATGGTTTAAGCGCCTCCACAACCGCCATTTCCTCTTCGTCCGTGACTTTGATGGTGATCGTTCTGTCGACATTCCCGGTCATTGTGTCGTTACCTTTTCATTTGCGTTACGCAACCGCTCGTTCGGCCTGTTTCGTGTTTGCCTGGAACACGGCCCGCGCAAATCCCAAAGGGGTAGCGCTCCGAAAATCTGCCCGTTCGTCGCTCGGTGGCGCTTTATGGATACGATCATCGGGCGCTGAGTTGGCCGCAGCATTCGGCTCTGGCATCACGAAGCCGCCGCCGGTCCACAAGCAGGTCTTTTTGGTGTAGTTATCGGCAAGCTCAAACCCTGTGTATTGCCATGGGTGGAAGGTGTGGTTTGGCTTGCGCCAATAAGTTGCGAGTGTGCTGACCGGGTTCTCGATCATGTACGGGGCGCCGCTGTCCTCGCAGATTTCGCGGCAGGCATCCACAATCGACAGCGCCTCGATAAGGGCCCCCATACCCTTGCTCTGAAACCAGCGCGCGCCCGAGACGGCCAGATGGGTGCATGGCGGGAAGGCGAACACAATGGCCGGCGGCCCGAACCGGAGCGGGTAGCGCCACCTGGTCACGTCCGCGACGAAGTGATGCCGCTTCGGATTGGCCGTCTGGCTCTCCTGCATATCGACTGTGATGGCCTCATAGCCAGCCTCGATCCAGGGCTGGACCATGTTGCCGGTTCGGTCGCACAGGCTGAGAACGATCATGTCACTACCGCCCGATCTGCGACGAACCCCAATCCATACCGGCAACCCTCATTAGTCGCTGGCAATGCATCGTGTGTGATTGTTTTGTGCAGTCGCACTCGCCATCGTTGGTCAGGCTGCCGCACCCCTCGCACCACCATTTGTAGTCACTGACTGTCCTCGTTGGATTCTGGCGGTCTTTTTCCATTGTTATGATCCACTGATTATCGCCGCTTGCGCGGCTTCTGGTCGCGCATGTACCAGGCGACCAGTTTGTTAAATTCCGCGCGTGGGATGGTGATGTTTTGCGTGGATGGGTGGCCGGTCTTCTGCTGGTACAGGCTAACGCGCCAACCGTCTGTGAGAATCCAGAAGTCGCCAGTGTCTTTGTGGTCTGTCCGTAGGCCGGACGCAACCTCGTCGTCGCCCTTTGCGTCGTACGGTCTCATGTCATTGTCCTCTTATCTGGGTGGTTGTTCGTTTCGAACGAGGTCAAAGACGGCATCCGCTAACTCGGCGGCCAGTTCAATTTTATGCCCCATGTGCATAATCTCCGCGCGGCGGTTCCATTCATCGATTACCTCACGGATGCATTTGTGAATATCGTGGCGGGTTAACGTGATCGGCATTGTCGGTGTCTCCTAATCTGCGGTGCGCAGGCTGTAGGTCATCGCACCCATCCCACATTTGGTGCAGACACGTTCGCCGCCGAGGCCGCCATCAATCTCTCGCCAGCCTTGAAAATCGTGATCGCAGGCGTCTAGCTTTGGTGATACGTGGTGGAAGAACGACGCCCATGAGGCGCGACCGGGGCAATCGGTCTTCTCGCATTTCGGCACCGTCGCATCGTTGGTGCTGTTCGGACAGGCCGGGAACCGTTCACACAATGCGCCGCTCATCTGTCTCTCCTACCTCGTTAATCTCTAATCTGGGATGCTTCGAACGCCGCCAGATCGCGCGCAATAAACCGGCGCTCGATCTCCTGATCCTCGGGGGATTTGTGCGGCCATTGCTCGGCAGCGACCCGCAAGAGATCGGAACAGGTCGCGAACGATCCGGCCGCCGCCCGTGTCAATGGTGTGTCAGTTTTCTCGCACGTTCCCGTGGTGTTCACGCTTGAAAGTGCATGAACTTGCGAGGTCCGAAAGTCGGGACCGCTTATCTGTTGCGGATTCTTGGGGGCTTCTGTATATCGGCCGTGGGCCACCCCTCCCCAACGAGGGGAATTGCATTCATCGTCTATCGTCATGATGCTGCTTTCTTTTTTGCTTCACCAATAATCGGCTGTGTCAGCGGTGTGCCAGCGATGCACTCCGTAATCGTTCGGTCATCGTTGGCGTGGCCGTAGGTCTGGAACACATGCTGCGGCGTTTTCCATCCCCCAAGTTTCGCAATCGTCACCACGTCCACGCCTTGCCTCAAGAGCGCGGTTGCAAAGCCGTGCCGGCAGGAATGCGGCGATAGTTGATCGATCCCGGCCCGCGCACAATTCGAGCGCCAAAGTTTTTGCGGCGTCGATTTGGACGGCCAGCCAAACACCCTTCCCTTGCCCCCCAGGTTCGCCAGTTCAACCACGAGCGGCGCCGGCAAGTGGGCGATGCGCTCGCTGCCGATCTTGCTTTCGCGGATCAACACAGTCCGCTCTTGCAGGTCCACGTCCCTCCATTCGACGGCAACCGCTTCCGAAATACGGGCGCCCGTAAGAAACAGAAACCACGCCAGCGCGGACAATCGAGGCGAGCGTGAGGCTGCCGCAAAATCTTGCACCCATTCCAAGGTTGCGGGCCTCTTGACCTTCGAAATGACCGGGAACCGCTTCACCGAGATTTTCTTGCAAAGTTCGGATTCGGCCGCGTTGTTGATGATGGCCTGCGTCGGGACGACGACTTGCCGGTTGCGCGTGGCGCCGCTCGCCTTCGGGTACAGTGTTAATGCGGATTGCCTTATCCCGCCGGCCGTGATGTCCTTGACAAGCGTGTCCTTCCAATGGTCCTCGATGGCCGAAAGGAAGCGCGCCGATTTACCCGATGATCGATATAGCATGGCGGCCTGTGCGAAGGTTACGACCGCTTCCGGTCCAGCAATATGACTTTTCCACTGTTGCGTCTCGATGATTGCGGCTTTCTGTTCTGCCTGTTCTTTGATCGAAGTGCTTGTAGAGCCGCGTAATCTCCGACCGGCAACTGTGCCCCGATAGTGCCAGATGCCGCCGCGCTTGTAGAGTGTGAGGGACATGGCTTTGATGCCTCCAAAATAGCGTCAACGTCTTTGGGCGTCAGGATCATACGATTACCCAAAATCCGGCAGGCTCCAAGCCCCCTTGCCATTTCACGCACACGCCTGGCTGACCATCCAAGATGGTCGGCTAGTTGTTCCGGCGTGGTAAATTCTGGCAAGGTCATGTCATCACAAATGGGGAATTAATGTCTATGGGGCCATGCCGGGGAATGTCCGACTGACTTGGATTTTCCGATCTTGAATCTCTGGCGTGTTCATCACCTTGCGCGGCCCATCCATATAGAACCGGCATGCAAGGTTGGTCGCCGCGCCGTACTGAGCGCCAGACAGGCCCATGTCGTTGATGATCTTGTTTTTGAAGGAGGCAGCGCGGAGGGCTTCGCGGTCGTGATCCCATGCATCTTTGTCCGACCACTTGCTGTGGTCGTACTTCTTCGCAAGCATGTGTCGCAGGATTTCGGCGGCGGTGATCTGGATGCATTGTTCGTAACCTGGGCCAAGGCCGCCCATCTCTATCGACCACACGACCTGACCGGCATCCCATCGCGCGAGCCAATCGGCCGCGTCGGCGCCGTAGGACTCAATCTCACGGTGCTCGCGTTCCTCGGCATCGGTGCGATACCAGACCTTCACGCCGTCAATGAACAGCCCGCGCACCGGAGCGCCGATGCCCCTGCCATACTTCCGTGCAACCCATCCGACCTTGGGTACAATGGGGCAGTCTTTCCCGCACCATAGGTGCCAGCCATCGCAGCCGATCGCATAGGTTCCGTCGCTCTGCTTTTCGACGCTATCGATCGTCTCGTCTTGAAATTCGGTGTCGTTCTCAGGATATGTCATCCGTCTCTCCAACTGTACTAACGGCGGTTTAACGAGGTTCGCGCGCAAGCTTGATTATTTTCCGCGCCTTCTCAAGCGCCACTTGCTGCGCCGCGTAACCCCATGTGCGCTTAAATTCTTCCTGCGTTTTTAGTCCGTAAGTCTCCGGCCCCACAGAGAACGCGGCGCGGTCAATAATTGCCGCCGCCTGCTTCGCCAAGCTTTCTCTTATCATAGTCGCCCTCAATATTGCGGGTTTAACGGCAGTCTCGGATTTCAAGACCGTTTGTCGCGTTGCGCAGGCATCGTTCGTGATCTTCGCTGTGTTGCGCGATACTTTCGATGGCCGCCCCGCCAAGCCAAAGAATGGCAAGAACCATCGGCGGAACGCAGACTATTGACAGCAAAACAACCTGCCACAGCTTGGGGTAGGGGGGATCGTTCGTCATCTTCGGCCTCATTGTACGGCGGTTAGCGTGTGGCATAGCAAATCAATGCGACCCCGCTTAGGACCGCAAAGATAGAGAGGGGGACCCACATCATTTCCATGTCAGACAATTCCTCGTTATTCAGTCGTTAACTACGCGCGCCCCGACATCTCGGGTTGCCCCTCAAAGCGCGCAATCATTTCCTACATAAGCGTCACGACATCTTTTCGGTTTGCGCCGTTGCTGATGTAGTTGCACCGGCCCGTTGCGATCTCACCGAAGGGGAAGACCATCAGGACGAAACCAACGGAGCGTTCGGCCCCCTTGGCCTTGCCATTGAACGTCTGGTCAAGTGCCGCAGCGACGGCATTCATGTTCTCCTTGAATTTCGGCTCAATCGGGCCATCGCCGAGGCGCTCGGTCATGACGTGAGTTCCTTCACAACCCACATCACGGACTGCTCAAGCGACGTAATCGCCAGCGAGTTGTATCGGCCCGGCTTCACCTTGCCGAAAAGCACTTCAAGCTCTGCTGCCTTGTCTTTGATCTGATCGTGCAAGGCCTTCTCATCATCCGTCAGAGCGCGGTAGCGCGGACGGAATCGGCTCACCGGGATCGCGGTGTCAGCCTGTCGGTCGTCGGTTTTGCCTTCAAACACATTAGCCATTTCTTTTCTCCTGTTGAAAGTTGGTTGCCGCGTTAAACTCGCATTTGCTTTGGAGCGCCGCCGGCGTCCCGGCATTCCGATATGAGGGACAACATCCCCGCACTTATGACCGTCAGGTCGGCTACACCTTCCTGATCCGTAGTGCTCCAAACTCTCATCGTTAAATTCCCATTTCCGATTTGTGGTGGGAGCGGTCCGCCATCACGCCTGTCCTTTGGCGAGGGCGAGCAGTTTTCGATTGCGCGCCGAAGCTTCGATGGCCTGCGCGTAGATGTGAAGCGCCGACACGTTCGGCGTGTCACCGACCAGCAGTTCTAGAATGTCGTTCGAGGCTTCCAGCGCCTTCACGAGATCGTCGTGGGAGGCGAGTGCGCGCATCACAAATTCAGCGCTGTAGAGATTGCCGTTGATCATGAGATCGTCGGCGGCACCAAGCATGGTGTAGGTACGAACGGGCGCAAATTCTGGCTCAATCCCCACGTCTTCCGTCTTTGCGGTGTCGGTCATGTCATTAATCCCCAGCTAGTGCCAAGCCCTTACGATCCGCTCGCCCGCTTCCTGGTCCCCGCTCACTTTGTAGAGCGCCAGAGAAAGGGCTATCGGGTCGATCTGCTTTCCGTTCCACCATGCGCGTTCGTTCCCTGAATGCTGTTCCCTGTGATCCCGCCCGCAAAGCGGGACGCTGAATGCATCGTCGGGCTTCTCACCCATTCCGGTGGCTCGCTTACCAAGTCTCGGCTCTGCGTATCGAATATGCGCGGCCTGGGTTGCTGTGTTGTCGAGACAGACCGCACAAGGCAATCCTCGGATGAAATCCAGATGACCGGCGTCCTTCTGGCGGGGCTTGCGGATCATCTCACCCGCTCCGCTGCCCGTGCGTTGGCGTTCTCGGTTTGCCATACCGATATGATTTTCTCGGCGGCATCCGTTCTGCGCTTGTGACGGGACACTTCAGCTTGCGCCTCAATCTCGGCATCCAATGCTTCCCGGTAAATCGAGTTGATCAAAACCTTGCTTTCGCGCTCCTTCGCTGTGCCGTCTGTGTCCAAGTAAATTTCCGCAAAGGCTTCATTCTTTTGCTTCTCGGCAAACAATTCCGCTTTCTGCGCGGCTGCGAGCGGGTGTGGGTCTTCCGCCAGATAGGCGAGCGCCTTGGATACGGTGTCGTCAGATACGATCATGCGTCACCTAAAAAGGAATTTCGTCGTCCATATCGCGCGCATTTTGGGCGCGATCCTTCCCAATATGGGTTGCCGTTTCCTGGTCATCGCGGCGCTCGTCCTCATACTCGCGGGAGCCGCCCTTGGCGCTGTCGAGCATGACAAGAACGGCGTGGAACCCTTGGAGGACGATTTCGGTGCTGTATTTCTCCACGCCGTCTTTGTCGGTCCACTTCCTGGTTTGAAGTTGGCCCTCCAAGTAAACCTTGGACCCCTTCTTGAGGTATTGCTCGACAACCTTGCAAAGCGGCTCGCTGAAAATCACGACGCGGTGCCACTCGGTTTTTTCCTTGCGCTCGCCCGTCGATTTGTCCCGCCATGACTCTGACGTGGCAATCGACAGGTTCGCTATTGGCTTGCCGTCCTGAGTTCTGCGAATCTCGGGGTCTTTCCCGAGGTTGCCGATCAAGATCACCTTGTTGACTGAACCAGCCATTATGCGGCTTCCTTCTGTTCATACCGTTTCGTCAGGTCGGAAATCTTGCCTTCCAGTTCGGCAAGAAAATCGGTTACCTGCTTTTCAAGCTCCGCGATGGCCTTGTCATCGCGCGCGACCCGGCTGACAAAAAGCTGCATCGTCGCAGGCATTCGGGGATCGAACGAAACCCAATCGCACCATTGGCGGCCGGTGCAGGCGAGTTGCCACTGGATTTGCGCTAGGTATTTGGCGGGCACCGCCGCACCTTGCAGGGTTTCAATGTGCGTCGCAGTCTGCGGACACTTGATCTCGATAAGGCCATCGTCGCCGATCAACCCGTCAGGGCTGGCGCCGGACATGCCGATATGGGGATGGTCGAAAAACCCGCATTCCTCAACGTTGCAATCGTGCAGGAAATCGTATGCGGCCCGCGCCAACGGTTCCTGCTCGGTGCCCCATTGCATCGCGGCGTTAACGTAACTTTCGGTCGGAGTCTGCGTCAGGCGCTCGACCAGCAATTCCGCCATATAGTTGGCGCGGCTTGCGCCCCATCCGGTTTTGGTCTTGGCCGTCAGGTCAGCCATGCGGGATGCTGTGACCTTGCCAAGCCGCTGCTTTTTCCATTCGTGCGTGCCCTGCTCGATCATTTCGAGGCGCCCCTCTTTGTTTCAAGCATCGCCCTCGCTTCGCCGAACTTGCTGGCCGGGATGTCGCTCAGGCTTTCGGCCCGCGCCCATTTCAGAAACTTGCTGATGTCCGATTTTGTCTCTTGAATGAGAGACGCCAAGGTATCTATCTGTTCGTCACTGATCGGCCCGCCTGTCGCGCGGCCGTCATCGTCATTCGACGCAGCCAAGCCGAGCGCCTGCATCAGCGAATAACGCTGTAGATAGGTGAGCGTCGAGCCGATGGCTTGGATGGCGTTCTTGTTCCCGGTATTGTCAGGCGGGCCGGAAAGCGTCGTTTCCTCGCTGTGCCCGAGCTTGTGCGACAGAACGCAGGTCACGTTGATGCGCTCGTTCTGTTGGGATCGAAAACGATAGGAGAGGCCGTGCCGCGACAGGATCGGATCAACCGCCAGTGCAATTGCCGCGAAATCTGCGTATCTCTTTTCGTTGTGACCTTTTGCATTGCGCGTGACCGGCTTGATTTCTGACTTGGCATCGGCGACCGCCGCGTCAAATGCCTTGCGCGCGTGGTTGGCTTCCCATCGCTCCTGCAAGCCCATTAGCTTTTCGATGGTTTCGATACCGGCGCCGGAAGTCACGGCGCGCTCAATCATGTCCATTGGCGTTAATGTCGCCGGAAGCGGCTCAATGCGTGCGATCTGGCTCACTTGTAAACCTCCGTGCAGTCGTCAATGTCGATCACGTCGCGAACGCTGTCCGCAAGCTTCTGCTTCCAATCATCCGGCGGGCATTCCCGCTTGATGCGCTCGCAGGTCTCTAAAACCTTCTTGCGTTGGGCCTTGGCGGTGTAGTTCTTGCGGCCCAAGCGATGGTTGATGGGGTTCATGGGACAACTGCCATCTATTGCTCGGGTGCATCCGACTGGTGATCAGAGAGTCCCGTTGCCTTGGCGAGCGCGGCCGAAACCTTGCGCCTGGTTTCTGGGTCAAAGTCGGCCTTGAATATGTTGGCTGCCGCCAGCGCCTCATACAGTTCCGGCGCTGCTGCGATTAGGCGAGCGTTGGCGTCACGCTCGGGGTCGATTTTGTGTTCGTGGCCCTTGCCGCGCTTGACGGGCAATTGGGGGTTGGCATGCGCGACAACATTGCCGCCCGCCATAACAACCGACGAGCCGTCATTCGGAAACATGCCGTATTGGACAATCAGATCTGCGATGCGCCAAGGCCCGGGTGTATAATCACCAGTCGTGACGGTGCCGCTTGCTGTGCTGGTCATTGTCCCCATCCTCTAATGAATCCAAAACGCCACGATCAGAACAGCGCATCCGAAGAACACTGTTCCAGCTACCGTTGCGTTGATGACTGCGGATAGATGCTCGATTTCCATGTCACGCCACCGCCTGCATTGCGGGGCCGTACTTGGCGCGGCGGTGCTCAACGTCGCAGAGCGTGATCTGGAAATCCCACGCGGTTGCGCCGGCTACGTCCTCGCCGCGATCCACCGCGCGCTGGAAGCTTTCGTAGCGATCGATCCACTTGGCGTGTTCACGATCGCAAAAGGCGCGGCGGGCCGCGTCGTTCGGCAGCGTGGCCAGATGGGAGTCCAGCCGTTGGCGATATTTTTCACATTTGTCGATCATGTTTTGCTCCAACTTTTCCAGACGGGGTCTCGACGGCGCGCTCAACGGACCAGTTGAACCGACTGATCCGACTGGCGGCGACCCCTCGACTGGTTTTGCCTGCTCGCCGCACGGCTTCCGCCAGCGACATTTGCTCGCCGCGATAGGTGACTATGTTGTTGTGCCTGGAATTATTGTTCTGTTCGGTGCGCGTGGCCCAACGACAATTCCCCGGCTCATAGTTGCTGTCATTATTCTTGCGGTCGATTGAGTGCCCATCGGGACAAACACCCATGTCCGCGTAGAAATTTTCAAAATTCCGCCAACGTTCGCAGACGGAAATTCCACGCCCGCCGTAGTTCTCATAGTTGGCTGCTTTTTGATTTGTGCAGCGTCGCAACATGCCGGACCAAATCCGATATTCGCGGCTGTTGGATTTTCCGTGGCTGGTTAAGCGAGCCTTCAGTTGATCGCGATGCAGACACCCGCAGGAGCGGGTATCACCGTTCCGAAGGTAAGCGAACGCCACGACTTTTTCGGTGCCGCAATCACATTGAACACGCACGAGTCGGTGACGGGCACTTGTGCGGCCAGCTTCCTCGACCACGCGCAAACGCCCGTATCGCGCACTATGAGTGCGGTAGCGTTCGCAGGGTCCGGGCTGGGGAGCGGTCATGCTGCGATATCCTCGGCTACGATTGGCAAAATGCGCCGGCCATACGCCATGCGCTCAAGATGATCGAGGATGGCGAAGGTCTCATCGCCCAGCGCCGTGCCGCCGCGTGTGCGCCGCCAATGCGAGCGGGCTTCGTCAAAGGATGCAAAATTCCTGCACCCGGCCTTGATCCGCAAACCTTCGGTCTTGAACGCGGTCAGAAAGAAGCGAAAACCATCGGATCGCAGGCCGCCGTCGATAATGGGCTGACCCGCGAGATAGGCACGCGCGAGATCGGCACGCGCGAGATCGGCACCCGCTAGATTGGCATCCGCGAGATTGGCACCCGCGAGATAGGCACCCGCGAGATAGGCACCCGCGAGATTGGCACGCGCGAGATCGGCACCCGCTAGATTGGCATCCGCGAGATAGGCACCCGCGAGATAGGCACCCGCGAGATAGGCACGCCAGAGATCGGCACACGC